TCAAGGCGCGACACTATTGGAATATTTTCCAATTTGATTATGTATCGAAGGCCAGCAATCAGTAAAGCGATAGAGCCTAGGACTGAAGCTACTAAGGTAGCCAATTCAGCCGCTGGCATTAACGGACTTTGCCGTAACGCTCATAATTTGGGTTGAGCCAGTTGATGATGCTAGGCAAGACTGATACTAGAGCTGCATTTGCAATGGCAGCAGGGTCGAATCCCACCGCTAGATAGGTCGCTAGTGCTGCTGCTAGGAACGCTTTCGCCCAGCTTTCGGCGGCTTTTTTTAGGTCTCTCATTAGTGTCTCCTTCGAGTTCGAAATAACTGCCATCTTTGTCTCCCAAAGTTGTAAATGAAATATGGAAATGTGACCGGTGGGGATTAGCGCCATTATATTTACGCCGCTTCCAACCCATTATCGGACTCATTATCTTGCCATCAAAGATAATGTATTTAATTCTTTTATCGCCGTTCTTTGCTAACCTGCGAATCTTCTCGACCAGCGCATAACATTCTTCTTTATGCGCCGATAGGTCAGAATCTATATCTATAGCTCTAACGATTCCATCTCTTGGTATATGGTCAGAAGTGCCTTTAGAGAGGTGACGAGCATCAGCAATCCAGCCATCAGACTTACGATCCCTATCAGGATAATCGTCATCAATCTGCTCCCGTAACTGAACACCCGCTGAACATAGTCTGGCCATATTCTCCCGATTATACGAGTAGGTGGTCACAATCCCTCAAGATTATGCTAGAAGCAGTTTGGCCTCATCCTCAGTAATGCCTAGCCGATCCAGCAGGGCTGCCTTTTGGGTGGCCTTTGCTTCGGCTTCGGCTTGTATTTCTGCGGCTTTAATTTTTACGGCTTCAACTTCTGCAATTTCTTCTGCCGTATAATCGCGCCAAGTTTCTTTTCCTGATTTAGCATCTACAATTTTTTCTTTATACATTAGTTAGCTCCATATACATAAATAGTTCCAGCATCAAAATTGCCGCTATTTGAGATAATTGAAATACTTGAAATAACCGATGTCCCTTTATAGTGTCCATTCATTACCCAAACTTCACCGCCAGTTGCAGTTCCTGCTCCAATACTCTGAATAGGTTTTATACCTGCTGAATTGGCACCCTGAACACTCATAGAACCAAAAACAGTTGCTGCCGAACCCGCTGCTTTACCCATATTAAACGAAACTCCAGAATAACTGCTGTTTCCATTTGCGGTTAAAGTAGCATCTAAACCTAAATAAAATCCAGCTCTAGCATAATTAGTTCCTGAGTCGCTGTTAAATCTTATAGAAATGTCAGCAGAACCCGATGCAGTAGATGCACCATCAAAATAAATATGCAAATCATTATAGCCCGACAAACTAGAAACTGTAATTGTGGTTGCACCAGTTAAGGCTGTTCCACCCGCGTTTAATAAAGTATAACTAGAAACGGCAGCAGCAGGCGCAGCCCATTCCAATCCTGTGCCTGTTGCAGAATTTGCCGTCAAAACTGTGCCGTTAGCGCCTACGCCAAGTCGCACATCTGCGGTGTCAAAAGTGACTAAATCGCCTTTAGTTGTTAAAGGTATTTGATCAGTTGGCGTTGTAAAGCTAAAATCTAAATCTGTATTTGATGCTTTAGTTAGCACCTGACCAGTTGTTCCACCCTTTAGATCAACTAATGAAGTATCTATAGAGCTGCCAAGGGTTCTAATGGCGGCTGCGCCATCCTTGACTAAATCTGTATCAGCTGGGGTTGCCCAGCCAAAGTTTGTTGTATTAGGCATCTATTCTCCTTAGGCTACGATTGTAGCGTCTAGCCAGTATAAAGCTGGGTTAATTGTATTCCAACTCTCATTTGCTGGGACTGAGTTCCATCTAAACGCCTGAAGGCTAAAAGCCAAAGGCGAGACATACATAGTTAGGTCAAGGCGGTTTAGGCTGGCTGTCCAAGTCCAACCTTCTACGAATCCTTGGAATTCTCCATTAACCATATTGGATGGGAGGTTGATTAGGTTAATAGGCATACCCATAAACACCTCAAGCAAGGCATCTCGGTCAGTATTGTCAATCTCTGGGCTGCCTACTGAAAAGGTTATCTGCCTTAAGGTGAATTGCGGATAAGCCCTAATCTCAAGATAAAACTCTGCTTGATCCTCAGCATCATTTTGATTGCGAAGAGTGGTGTCTATTGTGCTGGCTAATTGACCATACAGACTTATTGAAGCTGCGTCTTCATCGGTTACGCTTTGATTGCCAGATGAGCCATAAGCAATAGTTATCGCGTTTCGGACATCGCCAGCTCGCTTGACTATAGATAGCGCTGGGCCGATGGCTTGATTGCCATCCAAATCAACATAGCCATTAGCTGATAAATATTGGCTTCTATGAGTCGAGTCGGCATATCCAATTCGCCCCTGAGAATCCTCATAAAGGTAACCAAGTCCGCTGGTAGCAAAGCGAGAGGCTAGATTATAAACTGTGTCATTAAGATTGCTTTCAGAATGGAGCTCATAATCTCCGGGAATATCTATCTCACCTAGTCCGCTATTTTCTGCATCCTGCCATTGCACTAATGGGTCATATCCTGCCCAAGTCTCGGCAGCTGGCACTTCATTCCATTGGTCAAATAAGACTGTGCTAAGTAATTCTTCAATGCGATCACCATCAAATTGATGCGCAAAGTTGCCTACATAAACCGCCCTAGCAAGTCTTGCTAAAGCTCCTACCGCTGTTATCTGGATTCTTTGACTAGTTGCTGTTGATCCTGAGGTCTGGACTGTAATTCCTAAGTCGGTAATAAAGCCGCCAAAAAGATTGACATAATTGCCACTTGAGTCTTGGACTTCTATTGTGACTGCATCGTTAATCTCATAGGGAACTGATGCCTCGGCTGTCTCAATCAGAGTTAAATTGCAATACCCAGCAATCGGCTGAGAGTAAATATCGGTGCGACCTGAGGTAATAGTTAGGCCGCTAAGTGTTGCGCTAGTGGCCGTTACGCCATTAACCTTAACTCGATAGACTGGATTCCATAAGGTCATTGTGCTACTAGGCCGCCAAGAATAGCGCCTCCACCGCCGTTGCGAGCATTGCTATTGTTAAGAGCTAAAATTACAGCTCGAGTAAATCCTTCTTCATCTATTGCGCTCGGCGCATTGACATTGATAATCACATTGCCGCGTTCTTCGCCTCGTCTAGCTGCTGCTACATCAAAGTTTGAAGATATGCCTCTGCCAGTTGGATTTAGTCCAGAAGGGAAAACAGGCAATGATCCAATTACAGTTCCCCCACCAATAGTAACACCACCAGCTGTAACACCACCAGCTGTAACGCCACCAGCTGTAACGCCACTAGTAGTCCGACCAGCTGTAAAACCTTCTGGCAGACTAGATGATGAAACTGTGTTGCTGCCAGAACCTGAACTTGCAAATGAAGCAGTCATATTGTCGAACATTTTTACAGCTGCAATTATTGCTGCTACTACCGCTGCGCCTGTTGCTAGACCAGCAAGTGGGTTAAGAGCAAAACGAGAAGCAATAGCAGCCGCGGTTGCGCTATTACGCAAAAGATTAAAAGCGGTAACTAGACCAGTAATTAAGGCAATAGTTGCTTGAACTCCAGCTGCTATTTTAGATACTACGAATACTGTTGCTAATATGCCAGCGAGAATACCTAATTCCTCTTTTAGATCAATAACTGTGTTGATAAATCCTCTAACCTTCTTACCCCACTCTATGGCGGTTTTCTGGCTATCAGTTAAAGCTTTATCTAGGCTATCTTGGCCAGTCAAACCAGAAATAAATGCTTCTAGAGCTGGAATAAAGTTGTCTAATATCCAAGCCGTAAGTTCTTGGACTACTGGCAGCAAGGCAGCACCAATAGATTCCTTGGCTTCATCAAGAGCTATCTTGACGCGCTCTAATTGCTTGGCTGTAGTCTCTGATTCCTTCTCTGCAAAGTTTCCAAATGTGCCAGTCAGCTGCTGGAAGATTGCGTCAAAGTCTTTGCTCTTTATAATATCTGCATCGAGGCCAAGGCCAAGCTTGCCAAGGGCGGTAGTGTTGCCATCATAGGCTCTACCTAAAGCGTTAGATATTGTTTCTAATGGCTTGCCAGTTGCAGCACTTAAATCTAGTGCCAAATTTAGCAGCTTCTGAGCTTCTTCTACATCTTGCGTTGATCTAACTAAGCGAGTAAAGGCAGGGCGCAATCCATCGTCTGCAACTCCTATAGCGATTGAAGTCTGCTTAATGTATTCCTCAACGCCCTCAATTTGTTTAGCAGTAGCGCCAGTTGTTGCAGTTATAGTTTCGGCTAAGCGTTTTTGCGCGGTCTCGTCCTCAGCAGCGGCTTTAACCGCGCTAACTGCAAATGCGCCAATAGCTGCTCCAGCAGCCGCAAATGCTATGGCGGCCTTCTTACCAAATTCCGCAGCGCGCTCGCCAATTGAATCAATGTCTTTAGACCCAGCAGATAATTTCTTTTGAAAGTCAGCTGTATCTGCTAGAAGCTTAAGCGTTAAGGCTCTTGAATCAGATGCCATTTATGCCCCACTTATCTAGTATCTTATTAAATGCCGCTGTCCATTGTGCCACAATATTGCGCTGCTCTTGGCGTAAGGTCGGATAAATAAACCATCCGCGAGAGCCGCGGCCTTGTCTGCCAGAGTATGCAGGGAATTGCTTAAATTTATTAGAGCCAAATTCAAAGCCAGCCCATAGCATTTGAGTATTAGCCCCACCGCTAAATCTTTGACTAGCAAAGCCATATTTAATTTCGCCAGTAGTGCTGGTCTTAGATACTTTAGATCCGCTAACGATTCGATTAATGGCTTGCTGGCCTTGCGTTCTAGTTCTGGCTTTTGTAGCGATTGCAGTCTGAAGATAGGTGGCAAGAGCATTAGAGCTTTGGCGAGCCTCGGCTTTGGCTTCGTCACCTAGAACAGAAAAGGCTTTATAGACTTGGCGAAGCTCTGTCCTGTCAAATGCTGACACTTCTTCAGCCATTGCTATCCCTTTCCTTTATCAGCTCGACTGCCGTTGCTACATCGTCCCAATCATCCCAATACTGCACTGGGATACCAGTCTTAAGAGCAACTATTACTAATAGCCGCCTTACGCTGTCGGGCTGATGGCTTTTGGGTCATCGTTGCCTGTCTTAATGTCGGCAACTGTTTCCATCCATATCTCAAAGCTCTTTATTGGCTTACCAGCGCTTTCGCGTTTGTGAGCGTTATAGGCCAAGAACATTAAGTCCCAGATTCCTATATTTTCTTGAGCCTTGGTAATAGTGTGTCCAGTTGCCTTTTCCCACTTAGCCCACTCTGGCGGTTGAGCAATATAAGTTGCTGATTCGCCAGAGTTATATTCAATTGTGATTGATAATTTCATAGCTCCCGATGCTCCGATCTCTTAACTAAAGGTCTCTGTAGGTGTTCCAATTACTGTCATTGTCCAAGTGTCGGTAAGTGCTCCAGGAGCAGCTCCACCAGCAGTTGGGAAGATTGGCAATACATTGAAAGCAAATACTGCGCCAGTTACAGCTGTAAATGAAACTGCAAGTGTGGTGTTAGGTGCTGATTCAGCATCTGCCCACATTGCTTCGAATAGAGAGCTTGCAGCTCCCCAATCCTGTAGCAGTTCGATTGTGAAAGTCCATTGCTTATCAACAGACTTATAAGCGCGCCCATCAAGGGTCTGATAGGTCTCGATAATTGTTTCGCAGCTTAGGACTGCGCTTGTTGCTTGGGCGTCATACGATGCTGTATCAAGTGTGAAAGTAACATCGCGCCCAGTTATTACTGTAGTTGGCATTTGGGTCTCCTATGCGGTTTGCTCGTAGCGGACGCTCAAGCGTATGTCTGCAACCAATAAATTGGTCGTTCCTACTGTTGTTACTGACGGCCTATCGACTGTCGATAACTCATACTTGGAAGCGTTGAGCGCTCCAAGAATACTGATAATCAATTGCTCTAAATTGTCTAATGATGCGGCGTTGCTGAAATACGCAACGCAAGCAGTGATTGTGTAATTTAATCTAACGCGAGTAGTTGATTTACCTAAAACTTCAAGCTCCATATAAGGGGCATCTGGGACAACTACGATTGCTGGAACTATTGGCGCTTCCGGGACTGAGTCATAGATATTCGCGGTGCATCCAGCCAAGGCGGTCTTAATTGCGCCTCTAACATCTGTAGCAATTGTGCTGGCTGGCATTAGCCCACCATAGTTTCAACATCGAGATAAGGGCCAAGTAAGCCAGTTACCTTGGCAAGTAGATTTTTAGATAGGCGGTAAGGGGTAACTGCAAAATCTACGCCTTCTATTGATCCACCAGCTGCGGTTCTTGCTTGAAAGATTTCTACTGAAATAGTAAGAACTGCTGCCTCAACATTGGGATTAGCAACATAGGTTGAAGCACCTGTCAGTGTTGCTTTGCCAGCAGGGATTACATTAAATTCAATTACATCTGCGCCAACTAATGCGACTGTAAATTCTAGGTTTAAATTGCCAATATTAAAGTTGGCTGGGTTAGTAAAATTAGGAAACTCAAAGTAAAAGTCTGGGCCAACATCGGTAATAGTGTGAGTGCCGTTGAAGGTGTTATTTACGCCAGTGATAACTACTGACTGACCTACGCTGAAAGGGTGCTCTCCCTGTGTAGTAAATACGACTACATCATCGGAGCGCTCGACCTTGGCAATTGGCGCTGAATAACTGACTAGCATTGGTAGCACTAGGTTTTCAGCTGCGTCACAAATGTCATTGAGATAAGCATCGTTATACAGGGATGACGAAACGCCAAGAATTGTCCTAAGCTCGGTGGCTGTAACTATCGTTGGCATTTCGTCATCCTTTCAAGCAGTTAGGTGAGCGGCCAGCTCGGGAGCGGACTGGCCGTCACTATTATTGATTGTTAGTTCTTGTTGAAATAGACAGCACCATCAGCAACCTTCACTGCAAGTGCGCCATATCCGTAGTAAGCAACTTCAATTTGACCATTCAGTGCAACATTGGTCTGCAGACGGAATCTGCTTGATTCATACCAAGTGTAAGCATCTGGATTTACTACGATCATTGAGCCATCTCCAAGTGGTAGAGCTGGATGAGCTGCAGTTAATGAACCAAGTGCGCGTGATACATAAAGTCCAAGACCAGCAACAGTTCCGCGAAGGCTCTGTGGGCTTACTGCTCCACCTGCGTTCTGTGGCTGTGAAGCTGTGTAGATTGGACGGCCTGCATCGTTGTAGCTCATAATCTTTGACCATTGCTCAGGTGTAACAATAAGGTTTTTAGCAAATCCTAAAGAATCCTTATAAACTTCAGCTGCAGCTTCAGATACATAAGTAAGAAGACCAGCAGCGGTGTTATCAGCTGCTGTTGCAGCTGCTTGTCCATTTGTAAGTAATGCGTCAGCAACGAACTTATCTGTTGCAAGAGCGTAAGCAAACTCCATTTGACGAACTAGCTCATCAAAGAATATTGGATTGCTTCGATCTAAAAGCTCTACGCTGAAGGTCTGAGCGCCTGCATATTTATTAATATTTACAGTAAGGAAGCTATTAGTCATTCCTTGCTCAACGATTGCATCGCCTTCGTTTTCATCTTCAACTAGGGGGACGGCTGTAATCTTTGGAATCTCAAAGCTCATACCAGCATCTGGTAAAACTCCAGTTGAGATTGCATCAATTGTTGAACGATCAGCATTTGATAGTGGGTTAATAATCTCAGTTAGCTGACGAGTTGGGATAAGTCCAGCGTTATTGGAAGTCGTATCATCGGCTGCCAAAACATATTGACGAGCAGCGTCATCACCGAGCTTAGCGCGAACGCTATTCTCTAGATATTTTGCCTTTGTAAATTCAAGGCGAGGGGCTGTGTAAAAGGCTGGGCGAGCTGCCTCAACCATATTTGCTTTAGCTGCTTCTACCGCTTCTTCAACGGCAGGAGCAGGAGCGGTAGTGTCAGACACTTGGTCTCCTTCGGTTGGTTTCTCTGAATCAGCAATTGCCAAGTCAGAATCTTTCTTTTCTTCATTTTCTGATGCTGCTACTTCGCTAACGCGAGCAGAATCAATTGCAGGATCAGTTACTAGAGATACCTCATCTAAAGTTGCTGAAGTAATCTGCATAACGCCCTTTACATTTGTCCATTCATTAATTTGAGCTCCTACGCTGAATCCATCGCGTAATCCTTCAGTTGCTTCAACTAAGGCATCTTCTCCAGCCATAGTATTGGCAATCTTAAAGGTGGCTTCAATTCCAGAGCTTGTTACATTGTGCGCGACCATCTTGCCTATAGGGCGAGTGCGGTCGTGCTCTAGAAGAAGCTTCACTGGCTTCATTTCAATTGAATCAGCTGCAAAAACTGTTGGGCCAACTGAAGTATTGCCTTGCTCATTCCAAGTCACAATAGTTCCAGTAATGGTTCTCTTAATAGTATCGGCAGCCGTTACTACCATTGGAATATTAACCTTCATTTGGTATTAAGTCCTCTTCTCGTTGAATCTGCTCAACGCTCATTGCGCCAATGCGGTTTAGAATTTCATAGACTTGCGCTCTTTCTAGCGCGTTACCGCGTAAGAAATCATCAAGGTCAAAGCGCGTCATTACTGGATTAGGTGTGAAGTCCGGCAACGATAAGCGTTCCTCAATCGCTTTGAGTATTGGGCGAAGTGAGAAATCTACTAATGAGCGCCGCTCGGACACAGCGTTTGAATAAGTCATCGAAGTCGTTTCGGCGCTCAAGAAGTAGGCAGGTATTCCACAGGCCCTTGCTAATTCTAAAGCCACATATTGACGGCCTTCTGCAAGCTGCATTGATTTAGGATCAAAGCCAAATTCTTTTAAATCTACATCAGCATTTAGAAATGCAGTAGAGCGAGATTGACGAGCGGATTTCCAAGCAGTAAGAAGTGATGAAATTCTTTCGGCAGTTAAATTAGTGCCATTTGATTTTAAGACCATACTTGGAGCAGGTTCTTTAGCATAATTAAGCGCTGCGTTTTCTAGATAAACTGCCGCAGCCACAGTTTTACCAGCGCGATGCAAGAATCCTTCATCGCCGCCATCGAATCGAATCAATGAGCCTACGCCTTGCATTGGGACGGACTTGCCATCAACTTTATATCCAGTAATTGTTATATTTAAATAATCTGTATCGACTGTAACGCGCTCTGGGCTAACGCGAGTCCAAGCTCTGACTCGACCGCCATCTGTTGCTGCATACATTTCTAGCACTTGGCCATAACCAGCACCATATAGCCAAATATCTTCAGCAAGCCAAGTATAAATTACAAATCCTGCAACTCTAGGGTCTGGCTGATTGATAACTCTATGAGGATCTACATATTCGCCAGTTAAGCGATTAAATGTTGTTAAAGGTAATGAGCCAATTGTTGAGCAGATAATATTTCTAGCGCGAGCTACTGATGGAACGGACATAGCCAATGCGCGAGTTGTATTTGTTGAACCGCCAAGTATGTTATAAACGGAATCAGCAATTTGGACTGGTGTCATAGCAGCTTGGACATCAGTTACGATTCCGGGCTTACTTGATTGCACCTGTGGAAATAGAAAATCTCTTATAGCACCCATTGCTTACATTGTAGGCGAGCGGACTTACACTATTTGGATATCTACGCCAGTTTCAGACTTGGTTGCGTAGTGT